AGTCCTGGATGGAGCTGGAAGGCATCACGCGGCGCATGATGAGCGACGAAATTGGCGTGTCCGAACAGATGATCAGCGCCTTTTTCCTGGGCAAGTCTGTGTCCATGCCGATCGCGGAATGGCTGAGGCGGCGCGGATGTCCGCGCGGGTGTTTCAAGGGGACGAGGTACGAGGGCGTAAGGAGGGCGGCATGAACGGCTAGATCTGTTTGTGGCCGATTTTCGCGGATGCGGCGGCTCTGTTCAGGAAATATGAGCCCCAGCGCACATTCCGACAATTCCGCAGGCCCACGGCGACAATCGGACGGCGCCATCACTCTCAGCGAAACAGGTCGCGTCGGCGCCAGGCGTCGCGTCGGGCTAGGAGGACGGCATGACGGTGGCGCTATCACACCGGATTGATGCCCTTGTGTCGACCGGCGTCAACGAGAGCCATGAACCGGTCGAATGCGGCCAAATCTGCGGCAACACAGTCGGGGCACAACAGATATTCGAGCGGTTGCTTGGCTGTAATCGCGGTTGTGATGACCCAGCCTGCGCCGATTGCCTTGCGCTCCAGGGGGTAGCTTTCCAGATCATGCGGGACGGTAGCCGAGGCAATTTCTTCCTTGGCGAGGCTAAAGCGCTCGATACGGGCGCATCTGACACAAAAAAAGTCTCTTTCAACCAACAGATTGCCATGAGGAGTTTCCAGCCATGATCCAACAAAATCGTACGGATACTGAAGTTCTTGTTTCATCGGATGATCCTGCTGAAAAGCGGAGACAGGGTTATCTGGGCCACCGCGCTGCGATCATGGAAATGATGCGCGAGAAGTTTGCCCAAGTACACGGAAAAGACGCGCCATTCAAGGTGTGCACCGTCGCTGACAGGCTGCAACGGGTGATGGGTTGACGCTTCATTCCTTCAACACCTGCCCGGTCTCTGGACCGGGTGGGCATTCAAGGACTGAACTTGGACTAGGTACACGGACTGGCACGGACTGACACGGACGGGAAAATGGACAGAATCGACAGGATGGGCCGGGCATGAGTTACACAACCGCGCAGATCGCCGAAGCATTGGGCATCAAGACCCAGTCCGTGGACTACAGGGTGAAGAAGGAAGGCTGGCCCTTCCGGAAGCGTCCTGGCAAGGGCGGCGGGCGCGTGTTTGACCTGTCCGCCCTGCCCTCGGATGTGCGCGCGGCCCTGGTGGCTCGGGAGGCCAAGCAGGCCATATGCACGGCCGAAACCACGGCCCTGGCCGTGGCCACTTCGGCCCCGGTGCGCTGCCGCTCCCTGGCTCCGGCCGTGCCCGCCTTGGCCCCGCGCGTGCTGGACATCCCGCGCAAGCGCAAGGCCATGCTGCGGGCCGATCTGGTCCGCCTCTACACGGACGCCGTGTCCCGCTCGGCCAACAAGGCCCATGCCCGGGACGGATTCATCCAGGCCTACCTGGCCGGGGCCTATCCGGAGCTGCTGCGGGAGATCGGCCCGGTCAGTTGGAAGACGCTGGAGCGCTGGAAGGTCACCCTGACCCGCACGGCCGATGCGTTCCACCTGGCGGACAGGCGCGGGCTGGCACTGCGCGGGCAGTCCAGCCTGACCGAGGCCATGCAGCAGGCCGTGCTGCGTCTGGCCCTGCACCCGAACCGGGTGCGCCTGTCCACCTGCATCGCCATGACCCAACAGCTGCTGGCGGCCCAGGGCCAGGAAGTGCCATCGGACGCCACGTTCCGCCGGTTTCTGACCACATTTCAGGAGCGCAACCAGGACGTGTGGGTCTTCTGCCGCGAGGGCGTGAAGGCCTGGAACGACAAGGTCGCCATGTACGTGGACCGCGATCTGGGCATGTTATGGCCCGGCGCGGTGCTGGTGGCGGACGGTCATCGCCTCAATTTTCAGATCATCCACCCGTTCACGGGCCGCCCGTGCCGCATGACCCTGGTCATGTGGTACGACATGGCCTCCAATTACCCCGTGGGCTGGGAGATCGCGCCGGAGGAAAACACGCTGGTCATCACGGCGGCCATGCGCCGGGCGCTGCTGCGCCTCGGCAAGCCAGCGCAGGTGGCCTATCTGGACAACGGCCGGGCCTTCAAGGGCACGCACTTCACGGGCGACTTGAGCCAGAGCGGCGTGGATGGGCTTTTCGCCCGCCTCGGCATGAAGACCACCTTTGCCTGGGCCTATCACGGGCAATCCAAGACCGTGGAACGATTTTTCGGCTATCTCAGACAGTTGGAAGAGCTGATGCCGGGCGGCACGGGCTCGTGCATCGACCTCAAGCCTGCCTACCAGAAACGCGGCGAGTTCGCGCACCGGGCGATCTGGGAGGCCAGCGGCAGCCCGGTCATGACCTTGCCGGAAGCGCACCGGGCCGTGGCCTCCTGGGTGGATTTCTACGTGGAGCAGCCCCAGCCGCGCAGTCACCTGCAGGGCCGCTGCCCGCGCGAAGTGTTTGACGTCGGGCGCGGTGACGGTCTGAGCGAGGAGCACCTGGACGGCCTGCGGGAGTGCATGCTCACGGCCCGCGCGCGCCAGGTGTCCCGGTGCCAGGTGTCCTTGCCGGGCAGTCTGGTCGGTTCCGCCAAGGAAATCACGTATTTCGATTCGCGCCTGTACGGCCGCAAGCACGATGTGATCGTGAAATACGACCCGCAGGATCTGACCAGCGTGGACGTGTACGAACTGGACGGGTCATTCATCTGCGCCGCGCAGCTCAAGGCCAAGGTCAACCCCATGGCCAAGGTGCTGGGCTCCGAGGACGATCAACGCCTGCTCAAGATGAGCCTGGAAATGCGCAAGCATGCCGAGAAAATGGCCACGTCCACCGCCACGGAGCTGCTGACGGGCGAGATCATGCCCGGATACGCGGCCAGCCTGGAGCGCATAGGCCTGACGGGCGGGGCACAGAACGCATTGCCCGCGGCCGGGTGCCCTGCCGAAAAATGCTTCGCCCCTGCGGGCCCGCACGCCGACCGCAAACAGGCACTGCTCCCCACATCCGATGACGATTTCGCGGCCGAGCTGGCCGAACTCCAGGCCATGAATCAGCCCGCGCCGGACCCGGAGCCCGAAGCGGCCGAGCCGGACTGGCAGTCCTACGCCATCAGCGCGGCGGATCAGTTCTGGACGGACGTGCGCGGCACGTACCCGGAGGAAGATCGGTACGAGATGCTGCTCGATGCCGAGGCCCAGGGCATGCTGATCCCGGCGGAGTTCTCGGCCTTCATGCGCTACTTCGAGCAGACGGCCAGATACGGCCAGCTCAGCGGATATTTTGAGGAATTCAGGATGAAGTTGGCGCTGCTGCACGCCGTGCCAGCGGCAGAGGCCCAGGCCCATTCATAAAAAAAACGGCCCGCCGCTCGGTGACCGCCGCGCGACAGGCCCAAAACCAAAAGGAGACGCAAGCATGAAGCTCAACCCGTCCTTTGTCAAGACGCGGAACGTCCGCAACTACGAGGTCCTGATGGACACGCTGGCCCTGTCCGAGGGCGAGGGCCGGTTTGGGGTTGTGTTCAGCCCTGCCGGGTTCGGCAAATCGCGGACGTCCCAGTGGTACGCGGCCCAGCATCAGGCCATCTACATGCGCGTTTTAACCATCTGGACCTCGTCTGAGATGGAGTTTTTGCGCGCACTGGCCCGGGAGCTTGGCGTGTTGACGCCACCCCGGACCAAGGCCGCCGCGTTCACGGCCGTGCTGGACCGCCTCGTCGTGCGGCCGCGGATCATCATTCTGGACGAACCGGAGAAACTGCCGCCCAGATTCCTGGACCTCGCGCGTGACCTGACGGATCTGTCAATATCGCCCATCGTCTTTGTGGGCGAGGTCGATCTGATCAGCTACCTGCAGGCCGAGCGCCGGGTCTGGAGCCGCGTGTTCCAGGTGGTGGAGTTCGAGCCAATCGGGGCCAGCGACATCGTCTTCTACGCTGCCGAGGTGGCCGGGCTGCGCCTCGACAAGGGAGCGGCCGAGCTGGCGGCCAAGGACACGGGCGGAGATTTTCGGGAAGTGCGGCGTCTGGCCACCACTCTGGTGCCAATGGCCAAGGGCAAGGGCGGGCAGAATGTAGACCGGGAAATGGTGCGGATCGCGCTCAAGCAGCTGCTGAGGGGGAACTGATGGGACGGACGGGATCATTTGCTGATTTGGTGCGCCAGGCCCTGGAACAACGCGGGCAGGCCACGGTGACGGAGCTGACCACGGCCGCGATCCACACGGCCCCGGCGGAAATGGTCGCCGGGCGCAAGGTGCGGCCAATGGTGCAGGCGGCCCTGCGCGATATGCTGCGGTCCGGCGAGGTCACGCGGGTCGAGCTCGGGCGCTACGGGTGGGCCAGACGGGCCGAGAAGGTGCAGCTGCGGGCCAAGATGTGGAGCATCCTGCGCGCCCGGCGCGTGGTCAGCGTCGAGGATCTGATGGAGCTGACCGGTGCCAGCCGTGGCTATGCGCGGCAGTGGACCACGACCCTGGAGACCCAGGAGATCGTGCGCAGGCTGCCAGACGGCCGCGTGCAGATGGTCGTGGACCCCGTGACCCTGCCCGATGACGAGGCCAAGGCCGCGAAACTGCGCCAGATCCGGCGCAAAAAAGCCCTACGGACCATGGGCGAGGCCCTGCGGACCATGGCCGAGGCCTGCAAGGAGCTGGAGGACGCGTCATGAGCTGGGAGTGCGGAATTGCGATGTTCATGTTCGGGCTGGGGATTGCCCTGGGTTGGGCGATTTGGGGCCGGTAAAATCAACGATTGGAGGAAATATGCTGAGTCAGGAAATCAAGACGAACGCCATGGCCCTGGGGGCGCTGCTGCACGAGGTGACCGAGGATCAGGCGGCGGTGATCCGGATTGTCAGGAAGAATCTGACGGCGGTGGCGGATTTGGCCGAGGAGTTGGAGGGGAGGCTTTATGTGCCGATGGACGAAATGAAGCCTGCGGCCAGCATTCCGCCCATTGGGTCGGGTCTGAGCAGGCTGGACCCGGCGGCGCTGGCCAAGGGCCGGGTCGTGGTGATGGTGCCGAAGGGTTGTGAGGGTGACTGCGCATCGTGCGCGGTGGCGAATTTGTAGGGAGGAAACATGGACGGTTACAAGACAAACGCCCTGGGCCACCTGGTGCCCATTGAACAGATCCAGCCCATTGATCTGGCCCGTGACGAGCTGGTGGTTGAAAAGGCCGAGAAAATCAAGGCCCTGCAAGCTCAGATCCGCCAACTCAAGGGTGAGATCATGGGCGACATAGAGGCCTTCGTGGCCCTGGCCGCCGAGAAATACGGGGCCACCGTGGGCGGTCAGAAAGGCAATGTGACGCTGATGAGCTTCGACGGCCGCTTCAAGCTGCGCCGCCAGATCAGCGAGAACCTGACCTTTGACGAGCGCCTGCAGGCAGCCAAGGCTTTGATCGACGAATGCATCCGCGAATGGACCCAGGGCAGCCGCTCCGAGCTGCAGGCCCTGATCAACGACGCCTTCCAGGTGGACAAGGAGGGCCGCATCAACACGGGCCGCATCCTCGGCCTGCGGCGGCTGAACATCGACGATGAGCGCTGGCATCGGGCCATGGATGCCATTTCGGACAGCCTGCAGGTGACGGGCACGACGGCCTATTTCCGGCTCCTGGAGCGGGTGGGCAATGGGGATCGGTACGTGAACGTGCCGCTGGACATGGCGGCGGTCTGAACCCTGCGAAACAGCCCCTTGGGGCTGTCGTCCGGACGTGGCGGTCCGGGCCTGATGAGCAGCCAGTGGATGTCCGATGGACGGTGATTTTATCCAGATCATGCAGACGACGTTCGTGGAGGGGTTTGAATGCACAATCTCCCGGCTGATTCCGATGTACCCAAAATTTCAGACGTGCCCCGCGCCTATTGTGAAAATCATTGCGCGGGGTGGATCGAGCGAAAAGGCAAGCGGGGTGAAAACCTCGGATTCTGCGGCAAAACCATCACCGACCCCGATCGGCTCTGTCAGCTGACGTGGGGGAGGATCAGGGAGAAGGTGAGATGAAGGCTCTGAGCATTCGGCAGCCGTGGGCGTGGCTGATCGTCAATGGCATCAAGGACATCGAAAACAGGACATGGGGCACGGCGTTTCGCGGCCGCGTGCTGGTCCACGCGTCAAAGACGTATCCGAAACAAGACTATCGTGACGACGTCGAGATGTACGACACGATCCGCCGACCGTTCCCGCCCAGAGAAGAAATGATCGGGGGGATCGTTGGCATGGTGTCGATTGTCGACTGCGTGACGGCCAGCGACAGCCAGTGGTTCAATGGCCCGTATGGATTTGTGTTGCGCTGGGCGTATTCGTGGCCATTGATCCCCTTCCCGGGCCAACTGGGATTTTTCGACGTGCCTGATGACGTGGTGAGTGAATTTTTGCCGAACTGGGGGGCAGTGAGATGACACGCGAAGACTGGAAGGCTGTCGAAGACAAGCTGCGCTGGCCTGGCGCCAGTGCGCGTCTGCGCGTGGATGGCAGGGCCGTGACTCTACAGGTCGGCAGAGACAAAATGAAGATGGTCATCATGGTGTTTGTTGATGGCTTCCTGCGGGGCGCATGGCTGGATGCCAAAATGCCCTGCCCGGAGCAGGCCTTTATGTGTCGCAGAGAGCGCTATCTCTGGGACAAAAAAGCGAGAGACGCCGTAGCAAAGTACGCAAAGCGCTACGGAAAGCTCGAAGCGCGGCGTGTTTATGGAGATATGGACAAGAAATTTGTATGTTTTTCCTCGTTTTTCCCGTCCGTGCCCAAGGTCCGTGCCCATTACGAAAAAACCTTCAAGTCCATTGAGGTGGTGACGGAATGAACGGCACCTGCCCGCACTGCGGATTCCGCGCCTCGATAGAGGCCTACCTGCAGGGCGATGATGCCAAGGCCGCCGTGGTCGCGGCGGCGGCGTTGCCCGTGGATCTGCATCGGCTGGTGTGGTCGTATCTAGGCCTGTACCGCAAGCCGGACGCGAAGCAGGTCATGACCTGGTCGCGGGCCGAGCGGCTCATCAAGGAATTGTCGGCCCTGGTCAACGATCCGCAGATCCAGTGGGACAACGGGCGCGTGGTGCCAAACGGGGCTGTGTATTGGGTGCAGGCCGTCCAGCGCGTGCTGGACATGCCGAACCTGCGGCGGCCCCTGGAAAACCCGAACCTGGTCCGCAAGATTGCCTACGAGCTGCGCGGGCTGGGTGGCGAGTTGGCCGAGAGTGAGGCGCACCGGCGGATCCTGACGACCCAGAACCGTGAGCTGCTGGCCCGGGTGGATCTGTTGACCCGGGAATTGGCGGAGGCGCGGGAGTTGGCGTTTCGGCTGTGGTCAGAGGAAGACGCCTGGGGTGAAAACCAGGAACCACGGGAATTGGAGGCCGTATGAGCAACGCCATGGCCGATCGCAAGATTTCCAAGCAGCAGTACGACCTGCTGCAGAAGGCCTATGACCACTTCAATCGCCACCTGTTCGGCGGCGAGCTGCCGCAGGTGATCATGACGTTGCATCGGCACAAGAAGGCCCTGGGATACTTCAGCCCGCAGCGGTTCGTGTTGCGCCAGGACAGCGATGCGCGTGTCCATGAAATCGCCATGAATCCGGACTACTTCAGGACCGAAATCACCACGGAGCGCAGCCTGTCAACGCTGGTGCACGAGATGGTGCACCTCTGGCAGCAGGAATTCGGCACGCCGCCAAACCGGGCCTACCACAACAGGGAGTGGGCTGACAAAATGCAAGAGGTCGGGCTGATGCCCTCCACGACTGGCGACAATGGAGGCAAGCAGACCGGGCAGTCCTGCTCGCATTACATCATGTCGGGCGGCGCATTCGCCCATGTGGCCGCGAATTTTCTGGCCGAGACGCACGACGCGTTGCTGATCAACGCGGCCCCGGTCGCCCCTGGCCTGTTGGCGAAGAAGGCCACCAAGAACAAAGTCTGCTACGCCTGCGGATCCTGCGGCCTGAAGGCCTGGGCCAAGCCTGCGGCGTTGTTGCGCTGCGGCCGGTGTGACGAGTCCATGCCCGCGACAGAGGAAAATTGATCGTACGATACAACGGAGAGCATATGCCGCCGCTATCGAGACAGCCCCTTTACGCCAAGATCGCCATCGCCAGGAAGCAGCTTCCGGACATGGACGAAGAGACATACCGCGCCCTGCTCGGCAACACGTTCCGGGGTAAGACCAGCTCCACCAAGCTCTCTTACGCGGAGCTGAACAGGCTGGTGGACATGCTGGCGGATATGGGCGCGGTGTTCACGGCCAAGGGCGCGTCCTGCGCCCGGCGCGAACCGTCCGACGCCAAGCGCTCTCACGGCAATACCCGGGTCACGCCCAAGGCCCGTCCGGATTGGATCGAAGTCCATGACGGTGATGAGCACGGTCCGCAGAAGCGGGCCATTTTGGCCATCTGGAAGAAGCTCGGCTACTCCATGAGCAGCCTGGAGACCCGCGTGCGGCGTGAATTTTTTGTCGAGTCCTTTGCCTGGCTGCATGATCCGGATCAGATCAAGCGGCTGCTCACGGACCTGCAGGCCCGGGAGCGGGCTTTTGACCGTAAGGCGGCCACGAATGGGTGACACGCCTGGACACACCTTGCGCCAGGCCGTGGTGGCCCGGCACGGATCGATCCATGCGTTTTGCAAGCGGCATCCGGAGCTGACCAGGTCCACGGTCTACCAGGTCATGAATGATCGCTACCCGGGCAACGTGGCCCGGCAGTCGGCCATCATCCGCGAGGCCCTGGAGGGCGGCCCGGCGGGCCCGGCGCGGATCAGCGTCCCGTCCGCCCAGGACATGGCCGGGGTCATCATCGCGGCCCGCTGCGCCAGGTGCCGCAGGCCCGACCGGCGCGGGTGCCGGGGCTGCCGGATGCAGGCCGAACGCGAGGCCCAGGCTCTGAGAGAATTTTTGGAGGTGTTATGTCAAACCTGATTCGCACCGTGATCCGATTGGTCAACGACGGCTGGCGGCCCTACGACGCCCAGCCCAGGCTGGATGTCTACGAGAGGCTGGGGTGTCCCAACGCTCAGGCCAAGCCGCATCAGCGCCCCTACTGGTTCACACGGGGCGATGTTTTTTGCTGTATCGCCTGCCAGCGGGCCTGCAGCCTGAACCGCCCGGCCGGGTTCCCGCCGCCGCTGCCGATCAACTACCCGCAGACCGGAGAGCCGTTCCAGCTCTCGCCCCAGGAGCTGGCCAGCCGCAAACACACCCTGCGCGTGGACGAAGTGGCCTACTGCCTGAACATCTCCGAACGGCAGGTCTACAACCTGGTGGCCGAGGGCAAGCTGGTGGCCCTGCGCGATAAGCCGGTCCGGGTGCGGGCCAGTGATGTGGAGGCGATGATGGGGGATTTCGAGGAATGACGGCCAACTGCCTGGGCTGCATCAATTTGTCCGACATCGACGGCCGGCTCTGCTGCGCGGACCCTCGAAGCCAGCAGCATGGCGCGGTTATCCACTGGCCCGGGCTGGGGTGCGATCGGAAGACGGGTGAGGATCGGGTGTATGGGGGCGGCGCGTACCACACGCGCTGTCACGACTGTGGGCGGTTTTTAGCCCGCGAGGACTGGGTCCCGCTGTCGCACTCCTGGAAGCGCCATGCGCTCTGCGGTGATTGTGCCAGCGAGTACGACAGCCCATATGATTTCTAGTCGATCTAGTTGACATTTCCACGGGAATGTGCCTATCTCCGCCTCGGTGCCTAGAAAACACCTCACTGGCGGCAACGCCACCCCGTAAGTTTGGCTTTTTTTGCGCCCAATGATCATGTTCCTGACGCCAGGAAGATGATCGCGGAGGGGCGAACCAACGCATCAGATAGATGCCGGGTGTGGTCGGGATGTCCAGGGCGCGAGCCTAAAGACGACCAGCGGTTCCAGTGACCGTTTCTAGCACCCGGCATTTTTTATTGGCCGATGGCAATCCTGCCGCTAGAAAAAAACTGGAGGTTTTATGACTACGTTAGAGCTGGTGTCTGAGCTGGCCCTGTCTCAGGGCGTCCCCGTCGTCCCGTCCACCGTCATCGCCGAACGCTTCGGCAAGCAGCACAAGCACGTGCTCCAATCCATCCGCAACCTGGTCAAAGATCTGCCCGAAGATTTCAACGGGCCGAATTTTCGGCCCGTTGAGTACAAGGACGAAAAGAACGAATCCCGGCCCGCCTTTCATCTCACCCGCGATGCCTTCTCTCTCCTGGTCATGGGCTTCACCGGTCCCGAGGCCATGCGCTGGAAGTTGAACTTCATCACCGCCTTTAACGGCCTGGAGCGTCTGACCATGGAGGCCCGGCAGCGGGAGCGCGACGAGCAGCTGCGCATCGAGGCCCGTCACGAGCTGGCCATGGAGGCCCTGAGCCTGACGCCCGTGCAGTTCGTCGTGGCCAAGGACGTGTTGCGCTACCGGGCCATGGGCCTGCGCACCACGGAGATCTGCAAGCTCCTCGGCGTGTCGCCGCGCACGGTCCAACGCACGGTCAAGAAGCTCGGGCTGGCCGCGTGAGGGTGCGGCCATGAACACCGCGCCCCAACTCTCCACCCAAGATCCGTTGCTGCCCTCCGAGTCCGTGGTCATCGACGGCCAGGTCTGGTTCACGGCCGAGGCCCTGGCCGAGCATTTGGGCTATGAGGAGCCCACGAGCGTGGGGCACATGCTGCACCGCTATCAAAAGCAGCTCGCGCCCCTGACCATTATCGCCCGCGTTCCAGGCGGCAAGAAGGATCGGCGCCTGTTTGGCGAGGAAGCCGTGTATCAGCTCATCCTCATGGCCACCACGCCCCGGTCTCATGAGCTGCGGACCCTGATGTTGCGCCGCATGCAGGTCCTCCAGGCAGACCTGGCCGCGCTCATGAGCGACACCGGGGGCCGCGCATGAGCCTCATCCACTCCCCCGGCGACCTCCCGGCCGATGTCATGCACCGGGCCGCCGCCGTGGTCGCGCTGTTGTCCGAGGCCCTGTGCGAAGGTCGACGTCCGGGCGATGATCTGACCCTGTCCGACAACGCCCTCCACGGCCTGGCCCTCATCACCCAAGCCCTGCGCTGCGATTTGTGCCGCGCGGCAAGAGAAATCTGAACCATCGCCCCCTACAGTGGGGGCGATGTCTTACATAAAAAGTTGCTGAATTGTTCGCAGGCCTGTGATAGCGGCCGGTTTTGAAGGAGGTTCGCCATGCAAGAAGAAATGGTAAAATGCCCATTCTGTGCCGAGTATATCAAGGCAGAGGCCATCGTATGCAGGCATTGCGGTAAGGACCAAGATGGATTCGAGGCGAGGACGATCCGTCAGAAAAAGGAAGAGCAGGAAAAGCGCGAAGCAAAAAAACGCCCAAAGATTGATCCTTCAAGAACGGCACGCATCACCTGTTCTGCGTGTAAACATGTTTATTGCGTCCCATTTGATGAGCATAATGTGACCATAAACAAGTGCCCTGTCTGTGGGGTGCCAAATCAGCGCCCTTGGACTGACGCCGAATGGTGGCGAGCGCTAGGCGTCGTGGTCGCAATCGTGGTGTTATTTTCCATGTTTGTGAAATTAAATTCACCCAGCAAGACAGCTGGGGAAATCGAAGCCTACATCGCGGCGCAAGAGTTTGTGACGCGAAGCCTAAAGGCTCCATCCACGGCTGATTTTGGGGAGTATACCGTCAACGAACTCGGAGAAAACAATTTTCGGGTAATAGGGAGCGTTGACGCCGCGAATTCGTTTGGTGCAATGATACGCAAACGCTATGTGTGCAGGTTGACGTATCTCGGAAATGATAAATGGAGCTTAGACAGCCTGGATATAGCCGATTGACACCCACCCAGCCCCGCCCACGCGGGGCCTTTTTTTGCCCATTCCACGCCGTCTAAACCCGTCCAAAACACCTCGCACACAACGCCCCGTGTCCTGCAAACCACCTGATTTTCCCGCATTCTGACGCCTACAACGGCCCTGGGAGAGGGCGGACACACAGGTCCGCCCCAACGTCAGCCCCAACACAGGAGGCACATATGCGGTTCAGGATTCGGATGTTCTGGTGCGCGGTTTTCGCGGCCCTGCTCTTTGCCCTGGTCTGGGTACTCTCGCCCCAGCAGGCCCCCATCATCGCCTACAAACTGGCCCTGATCCACCTGGCCGCGTTCGCGGCGTACTGGATCGACCGATGGGTGTTCCCGTATGCGCGGCCGGACGCGACCATCCGCGAGTGGGGCGATTATCTCCCGTCAGCGATCGTTTACGCCTCGGCCCTGCTCCGGCGGGCCATCATCGTCGCTGCGGCCATGCTGGCCGTGGGGCTGGGGTTGTAGCGATGCCAACATATACCAATGCGACAGGGACAACCGCGATCGTCCCGAACCTGGGCGGAAACAACGTAAAGGTCGAACCCGGCGAGTCCATCCAGACGTACCAGATTTTGGGCACGGGGTGGACCAAGACGAGTGATGAGCCGCACTATGCCCTGGGCCATGTCCACGCGGTGGAGTCTCCGGGCAGCGTGGATGAGCTGCTCGGGTACCGCTACATCCAGATCCGCACCGCCGACACGGGCATCACGGTCACGGCCAACGTGGCCGACAACCCGGGGGCGTACCCTCTCGTGGCGAACGAGCCTTTCTACATCGACAACACGGCCGGGGTCGTGGACGCCCTGCATTTCACCGGCGCGGGGGATGTGGTTGTGGTGGGGCTGGATCAGTGACCTGTGAAGAGATCCTACCCGGCGGACGGCGCCCGGACCGCGCGGCCAGGAGCCTGGCTGCCCTGGGTCGGATCCCGACCCTGCAAATCCAGCAGAGGCTGGGCGCGGCAGTAGAGTCGGCACCGACAGTCCCGGCCAATGCGATCTACATTGACGGTTATCCGGTCCCTGATCCGAGCGGGACGGGGTATTTAACGTTTGGAGCACTTGTATGAGCAGTTTTTATGAGATCAAGGACCATGCCGGAGCGGTGCGCGGGTACCTGCAAACTGACGCTGAGCATAGGCTTGGCGTGCATAATTTGTTGCATGTGCAGGACAGAAGGGCAAGTAATGAAGGTGGAGGCACTTTTACTTCTGGGGCGTTCAGAACGAGAACTGTAAACTATGTCGTAATAAATAACATAGTTGGTGTATCATTAGCGGCAAGTAAAATAACGATTCCTTCTGGGAGCTACTTTATTGAAGCGCTAATGGCGGCTTTTAAAACCGGTGGCAATTATGGGAGATTATATTCAGTAACGGATTCTGTTGAAATATTGCCGAGTATACAAAACTATAATCATCCAACAGAAAATACTCAACAGTATTGTTCCTTGTCGGGTGTTTTCACTATAAGCAAGACGCACGTCCTTGAGCTGCAACATTTTTGCACAAGCACGTATTCAACCTATGGATTTGGTACATACGCTAATGGAGCCTCTTTTAATATATTTTTAGATTGCAAAGTCTGGAGGCTGGCATGATCGACATTCGCAGGGCTATCGAATCGATTGTTCCCGGGGCGGCATGGGATTTCAGCATCCCGAACGAGGGCGGCACTGAAGCGCAGTACGCCGCAATTCATTGGTCCGACGCGCGCCCCAAGCCCGCATGGACTGACATCGTCGCAGTTGCAGATGGCTTTGCCGCCGCTGATTTGCTGGCCATGCGCCAGTCCATGACCGTTGGACCGCTACAACTCCGTCGCGCACTGAGGCAGACGGGGGATTATGCGACGGTCGTTGCAGCCATCGCTGCCGCAGACGAGGCAACCCAGGAAGCCTGGGAGTATGCGACAGAGGTGCGCAGACTGGACCCGATGATTGAGGCGATGCGTGCCGCGATGGGACAGACGCCTGAAGAGGTGGACGCGTTGTTCACGCTGGCGGTGACCCTATGACCCGCCGTCTCGCCCCCACCATCCTCATCGCCCTGGGCCTACTGCTGGCCCTGGCCACCTGGGCCATGCCGGGCGAGATCCCGGGGCAGGCCCGGCGGCATCGCGCTCTGCTGACCCGCGAGGCCCGGGCCGCGTGGGGCATGGACGCGCCGGTGGCGACGTTTGCCGGGCAGATCCACCAGGAGTCCCGCTGGGATGAGCGGGCCGTCTCGCCTGCAGGCGCCCAGGGTCTGGCCCAGTTCATGCCGAGCACGGCGCGGTGGCTGCCCCAGGTGGCCCCGGAGACCGGAGAGCCCCTGCCGTTCAGCCCGGCGTGGGCCATCCGGGCCATGGTCACATATGACAGGTGGTTGTGGAAACGGGTCAAGGCTGCATCGGACTGCGACCGGTGGGCCATGACCTTGAGCGCCTACAACGGAGGCCTGGGGTGGTTGCAGCGGGATCAAGCCCTGGTCGAATCCGTGGGCATGAACCCCCGCCTGTGGACGCATGTGGCTATGGTCAACTCCGGCCGGTCGGCCGCGAATTTCCGGGAAAATCGGACATATCCCACGCGGATCCTGCACCGCTGGACAAATCTCTATCGGGCGGCTGGCTGGGGCACGGGAGGGTGTGATGCTGTGGAATAATGTGTTGCGGTTCGTTGGGGCAAAAAATTTTTTGCCCCTACTGGGCGCGATGGTCTTGGCCGCTTGCGCCTGGGCATATGTGCAGGGGGTGCGGCTCGACGCGGCCCGGGCTGACGCGGCGCGGGAGATCCAGGCCTGTCAGGTGGCCCACAACGCAACCCGGGCCGAGCTGTCCGGGGCCAGGTCGGACATCGTGCGTCTGGAGGTCACGCTGTCACTGGCACGGAATGCCACCGGGTTCGTGCAAGACAGCCTGCGCCAGGCCCAGGTCCGGGAGGCCGAGGCGGCGGGCGCGGCCGTGGCGCGGAAACGAATTTTGGATGCTATGCGAACCGAGGTAAGGGCGAAAGATTTTTCGCCCCTACGGGAGGTGATCGATGATGCGACGCGCACTGCTGTTGCTGATCGGCTCAATCGTCCTCTGTAGCTGCGCGGCCCGGCCCGCGCCGTTATATGTAACGGTGCCCGTGGTCGCCTGCCCGGCTCCGATCGCGCCCGAGCTGCCGGAGATCAACGGCGCCCTGCCCCTGGACGGGCCGGGCAATGTCGAGGCGCTGATGCTGCGGGATGATCTGCTGCGTGGGTATATCGGCGGGCTGCGGGCGTGCGTGGAGTGCTATGAAAGGCAGACCACCCAGGCAGATCCGTCATTGCGAGAAGTCGGCGACGAAGCAATCCATGTCTTTCCTGGATCCCGCACAGAGCCTGGATTGCCGCGCTCCGCTCGCAATGACGGGAAGGGCCAGGTCGATGAGTAGCCCGTATGCCCCGATTCTGCCCAAGGAGGCAGACGACCGCCGTGGCGACGAAGCCGACCAGAGCCAGGTCACGGAGCGGCTGTTTTTGGCCGCGTCACTGGCGGCGGTAGGTGGCATGAGCCACATCCCGGGCCGGACGCAGACGACCTGCATCGACTGCGAGGAAGAGATTGACCCGCGCCGGTTGCGGGCCATCGACGGGCCGCTACGGTGCGTCGGGTGCCAGGTCGAGTTTGACCGCGATTCTCATTTATCGTGAAGGAGGCCCCTTGAACCCGCAGGAAATTACAGCCTTGGTCAGCGCGTTGCAGGTCATCGCGAAAGTTCTGGATAGCCTCGGAGTGCCGGGCCTCCTCGGGTTAGCGCTGTCTGGCCCGGCTGTCGTTCTGGTGACGATCTTGTTCCTGGACCACTTCCGTGGCGCGCGGATGGAGAAGATGCAGAAGGAGTTCCGGGATGCGACATCGCTGTTGGTGGAAACTCATCGTAAGGACAGCTCCGGGAATTTAGAAGCATACCGCAAAGATACAGCCAGAATTATCGAGGCCAATCGCGCTGACACGGTGCAGCTGCTGGAAGCCTATCGAAAGGACACGCAAGGGGCCTGTCTGGCGCTAGGCCGTGACCATGCCGAGGTCACAAAATACTACCAGGACAACGTGCAGCTGGTCACCGCCTATGAGCGCGTGGCCGATTCGCTACAAACAGTTGTGGTCTCTAACACGCGAGCGATGGAAGGGCTCGCGGTAATCGTTAAGGAACGAACATTACGGTTGAGGAGCGAACATCATGAGTGAACGACGCGAAAACATGGGGCATCGTGAGGACCTGCGCAGCCGGCGCAAGATCGTCGCGGCGGAAGTCACCGCCACCCGGGACAGCCTGCGCGCGGCCCTGCCGCTGGCCAGCGACCCGGAGCAGATCGACGGCGACCACGTCCTCTCTCTGGCCCTGGCTATGAAGGAGCGCCTGACCGAGCTGCACGGCCTGGACAACAAAATCGCCATCCTGACCCGCGCGCTGGAAGGCTGACATGGGCTGGGAACATCCGCCGGAGACCGTGTGGCAGGCCCAGGAGCTGTACTGCTGCGACCGCCTGAGCTTTGACCGCGTGGCCGAGATCACGGGCGTCAGCGCGACCACGCTTAAGGGGTGGGCGGACACGTACGGCTGGCGCGAGAAGCGTGTGGAGATTGCCAAGGCCGAGAGCGAAATCCGGGTCAACGTCATCATGGGCCGTCACAAGGTCCTGGAACGTCTGGTCGGGGCCACCAGTGGCATGGAAGCCAGCCAGCTCAGTTTCGCGGTCAGTGCATTGGAAAGCCTGGCTATGAAGCAGCAAGAGGCCGCCCGGGCCGGGAAGATCCTGGAACAGGCCACCGCGCAGCCGGCGGACATCCGGTCCACTGCCGACATCCCGGAGGCCCTGGAAGAGGCCGTGCGGTTGAAGCTGGGCATGCTGCTGGCGGACCCTGCCCAGGTCGACTTCAAGGCCATCAAGGACATCAAGCAGGCCATGGACTACCTGGCCCAGCTCCGGCCCAAGGATGAGACTGACACGCCACAGAACAAGGGCCTCACGCTGGAAAGCGCCAACGCCATCCGCAAACAGATCCTGGGGATCAAATGACGGTTCATCTGCCGGACGCCAAACTCTTTTCCTTTGGGGAGCACGAATCTGATACCGCGCCGCCGGTATTGCTCGGGTATCAACAGAGATGGGCTGCGGATCAGTCGGAAGTCAAAATCGGAGATAAGTCCCGCCGGATTGGGCTGACATGGGCAGAAGCCGCAGACGATGTGCTGGTGGCGGCCACCGAAGGCCGGGACGGCATGGACGTGCTCTACATTGGCTACAACCAGGAGATGACCCGGGAGTACATCCAGACATGTGCCTGGTGGGCCAAGGCTTATAACAAAGTCTGTACCGAGATCGAAGAATACATATTCAAAGATCCTGATCCGGACAAAAATATTACGGCATTTCGTATTACCTTTGCTTCCGGGCATGAGGTCGTGGCTCTGTCGAGCCGCCCGACAAATCTGCGCGGACGTCAGGGCCGTGTTGTTCTTGATGAGGCCGCGTTCCACGACGACCTGGCCGGGCTTCTGAAGGCGGCCCTGGCGCTGCTCATGTGGGGTGGCCAGGTCGTGATCATCAGCACACAATTCGGGCAGGATAACCCATTTAACACCTTGATTGAAGACTGCCGTGCAGGCCGCCTGCCGTATTCCGTTCATCATATCGATTTTGACGAGGCCCTGGCAGACGGCCTTTATCGCAGAATCTGCTTGGTGCGTGGTCTGGTGTGGACCGAAGAGGCGGAACGCGAGTATCGGGCCAAGATCATCAAATCGTATGGCGCGGACGCGGACGAAGAACTGTTCTGCATCCCGTCCTCGGGCACGGGCATCTACCTGCCGCGCAACATGATCGAAAGCGTCATGAAACCGGATATCCCGGTCGTGCGCTGGGAACCGCCGGCCAAGGACTTCGTGGACTGGCCCCTGGACCGCGCCCACGGCTGGACCTGGGATTGGTGCGATGAGCACCTGTTGGATCTGCTCACGGGCCTGAATCCGCGCTGGACGCATCATTTCGGCCAGGACTTTGGCCGCACCGTGGACCTGTCCGTGATCCATGTCGGGCAGGAAACCGCGACCCTGGACATCGCCACCAGGTTCATCCTGGAGCTGCGCGACTGCCCGTTTCGCACCCAGGAGCAGATCATGTTCTACCTGGTGGACCGCATGCCGCAATTTCGCTCCGGGGCAATGGACGCGCGTGGCAACGGGCAGGCCCTGGCCGAATTGATGCGCCAGAAATACGGGCCAGACCGCATCGCCGAGGTCATGCTGTCCGAGTCCTGGTACCGGGAGGTCATGCCGCTGCTGAAATCGCAGTTCGAGGACCGGACCATGGACCTGCCCAAGGACGCGGCGATCCTTGACGATTACCGCGCCATCAAACGAGTGCGCGGCGTGCCCAAGATCCCGGACGTGCGCACCGAGGACGGCAGCGGCAAGCGCCACGGTGATGCCGCCGTGGCTGGGGCCATGTTGGTGTATGCAATCAAGAGGATGGAAGGTGGCGAGCCATTCGAGGCCCTGTCCGCCATGACCTCTCACTCAAGCCAAATGTTCAGGGGGTTTTGATGGCCGGAATCTGGACATCTCCCGACACGTTCGTCGAGTTTGAAGCGCCGGGCCGCGAGGACCTGGCGCGTGAGTTGTACACACCAAACGCGGCCATGGGCTTCGACCCGTCCGCCTGGATTGGGTACCTGCCCGATCCGGACCCCGTACTGGTCAAGACCGGCGACGGGGTACAGGTGTTGCGGGAGCTGACGGCCGATCCCAAGGTTCTGTCGTCGATTCAGCTGCGCAAGGTCGGCACGCTCAAGAAAAAGGAATTCACCCTGGCCGCGGGCAAGGTCGGCGATGCCAATGCCACGCCCGAGGCTGAGCGTCTGGCGTCGGATCTGCGCGCGGACCTGGAGGATATCGACCTCTACAACCTGTGGTCCCAGGTGTTGGACGCCCCATTCTTCGGGTCCACGGTGTTCGAGATCGTCTGGCAGGCCGTGCAGGGCCGCATGCGCATAGCCAGATTGCGCCAGCGTCCGCATGAGTGGTTTGGCTGGGACAGTGACGACGTGCTCAAGTTCAAGGGCCTGCAGGGCGCGTTGGCCGAGCCGGTGCCCGAGGACAAGGCCGTGGCCGTTCGGCACTTTCCGGACGCGTCCAACCCCTACGGTCTGCGCCTGCTGAGTCGCTGTTTGTGGCCCGTGGCCATCAAAAAAGGCGGCATCCGCTTCTGGACCACCTTGTGCGAACGGTTCGGGATGCCCTGGGTCATCGGCAAGGCCAGGTCTGGGGCGCTCAAGGCCGAGCGCCAGGACATGCTCAGCAATTTGTCCCAGATGGTGCAGGACGCCGTGGCCGTGGTCACCGCCGGATCCGAGGTCAACGTGCACACCATCACCGGCACGGCCGGAGACCTGCACCCGGCCCTTGTCCGCTACATGGACAGCGCCATCGCCATGGTGCTCATGGGCCAGACCCTGACCGCCGACATCGGCAGCAACGGGTCCAGGGCCGCGTCCGAGACGCACTATGACGTGCTGGGCGATCTGCGTGATGCCGACGAAACCCTGATCTGCACATTCATGGAAAATCTGGCCTGGACCTATGGCCAGGTCAACGCGCCCGGCGTGCCCACACCGACGTTTGCCTTCGTGGAGCCAGAGGACCATTCGGCCCAGGCTGATCTGGACAAAAAACTCAAAGAGGCTGGGGTCAGATTCACGCGGCCGCACTTCACGCGCAGATACGGCCTAGCCGAGGATGAGTTCGAGGTGGAAGGGGCGACAGTGGAACCGGGTGGTAAGGGCCAGGGTGCGGGTGGGCCGGAGTTTGCGGCGGCTGCCCTTCGGCGCCCCGCATTCACCCCGGACCAGCAGGCCCTGGAGGGCCTGATCGGGGCCATCATGCCGGACGCCGTGGGCATCACGGCCCGCATCGGCGCGGACATCGACACACTGATCCGCCAAGCCAAGGATTTCGAGGATCTGAAAATGCTCCTCCTGGCGGCCATGGATCAGGCCGATCCGGATCTGGAGAACCTCCTGCAGCGAGGCCTGGTCGCGGCGGACATGCACGGGCGGGCCGTGGTGGGTGCGGACGATGACGGAGCATAATTTTCCACGTCATTGCGAGGCCGCTTCGGCCGTGGCAATCCATGTCTTTTTCGCCCATGTCCAGGCTTCCTGGATTGCTTCGTCGAAGACTTCTCGCAATGACGGGCAAGGGGTAGCTCATGGCCGTTGACCTCAAGCCCCTGCCCATGGCCGAGGCCGTGGAGTTCTGGCGGTCCAAGGTCCTCTTGAAGCCGGGCCAGTTCTACCGTCTGGCCGAGCAATACCGTGTGCGGGCTTTCACCGTGTCCAAGCTGGCGCGGGCGTCCATGCTGCAGGAGGTCTTCGACAGCATGACGCGGGTTTTGGAATCCGGCCAATCCTTTGGCGACTGGAAGAAGAGCCTGGCCCACGTCTGGGAGGAGAACGGCTGGACTGGCAAGGCGGCCTGGCGCGTGGACACGATCTTTAGGACGAACATCCAGACCGCCTACAACGTGGGGCGCTACAAGCAGATGATGGCCGTGGCCGATGCCAGACCCTACTGGCAATACAGCGCGGTCAACGACTCCCGCACCCGGCCCACGCACCGGGCCTTGCACGGCCGCGTGTACCGGGCTGACAGCCCCTTCTGGGACACCTGGTATCCGCCCAACGGGCACCGCTGCCGGTGCAAGGTCAAGACCCTGTCCGAACGCCAGGTGCGAGAGCGCGGCCTGGAGGTGCGGGACGGTAACGGCCTGGGAGAGCTGATCGAGCCGATCGGCCCGAATGGCCCCATGCCGGCGCGGCCGCTCATGCCGGACAAGGGCTTCGAGGGCAACCCGGGCAAGGAGTTTTGGCAGCCGGATCTGTCCAAGTATCCGGACTGGATGCGGGAGAAGCTGGAAGCCAGTCTGGCGAAGCCACGGTTTATCAAGTTCCGCAACTCTGCGAGCATGGATGAAGCGCGGGCTTTTGCCTTGGAGGCTGGGGCACAGGTCGATTATGCCGGGCTCAGTGAACGGCAGTCACTGGGTGTGGCCAACTACGTCAACGCCGGCTTAGCCGAAGCGCACGAGCTGGGCATCGGGTGTCCGGAGTTGGTGCGGGTCATGCCCGAGGTGTTCGTAAATGATCCGGATTCCCCCATGGCGTACATTGCGCGGGAAAATACGCTGGCAATCAATCCGAATTTTGCCTTCAGCGCCCTGCTGGAGCAAACCTCGCTTCAGTACGAGAAGAAGTTTTGGTCCACAGGGGAGCCCAAGCATGTCATCCGGCATGAACTCGGCCATTCCATGGTCCGCTATGCGGCCCCGTTGCGTTACGACGCGTTGCATGCGGCACCGCGCCTGAATCCCAGGGTTGCGCATCTGGTTCGGGACGGCGTAAGCGAATACGCGACGTCCGGACCGTTGGAACTGGTCTCGGAAGTGTACGCCGGCCTGCTGGCCGGGAAGCAGTATGACCCGAAAATCATGACGCTCTATCGGGCGTACGGAGGCGTGGATGTCCGTATCAAGAATTAAGTGCGTGCCTTGCCTGCGGTGCGCGCATTTCCAAGCCAGGGCCGGAGAGCGCTGGCGGTGCGCGGCCTTCCCGGACGGAATCCCGCAGGACATCGCGCTGCTGCGGGTGCGTCACGACACCCCCTATCCCGGCGACAACGGCGTCTTGTTCGAGGCGGCCCCAGTGGACACGGACGCGGAGTTCACGTTCGACGAGCCCATGCCGTAGGGTCGGCTCACATCCCTCCTCGCAACTGCAGAAGGCCCCTTTCCGGGGCCTTTTTTTTTGCCCGCACACAACGCCCCTGCTTCTGCAAACCCCCGCAAATCGCGGCATTGTCGCGCTCATGACGACGATCCGCACCCAACCATCCACCTCCCCAGACCAGGTGAAAACGGTTTTGCCCCGTATTCGCCTTCTGTCGCGTTTCAGGGGGTCGGGGTGGACGCTGGGTCGGGGCGGGTCGTTCAGACTAGTATAAACCTAGTCTAAAACGCGAAATACGGCCGGTCAGGGTGGCGTGTTGGATGCCACCGATGACCCGCCGACAGGGTGGCCCGCATGCGGGCAAGGAGGGTCGATGAAGAAATCGGAACTGATCGCCGCGCTGGCGGAGCTGTCCGGAGAGAGCCAGGCCGCGTGCGGCCGGGTCCTGGACGCCTTGCCAGGGGTGGCCATCCCGGCCCTGGTCCAGGGCAAGAGCGTGCCGCTCACGGGCTTGGGCAAACTGGCCGTGAAACGCCTTGCCGCTCGCACTGTGCGCAACCCGCGTGACGGTCGCCCGGTCGAGGTGCCCGAGCGCCAGGCCGTGCGTTTCCGGGCTGGCGGCGCACTGAAAGAGGCCATGGAGGAATAATGCCCTGGGACACCATCTTTCGCGCCGGTACGCACACGGACAGCCAAGGCCGGACACGGACGTTCACCAAGGCCGACCTGGACCGGGCCGTGACCCAGTTTGCCCCCTCCCAGCGGGAGGTCCCGCTGTGCTTTGGCCACCCCAAGGACAACGCCCCGGCCTACGGCTGGGTGGAAGCGCTGCGCCGATCCGGCGACGCGTTGCAGGCCAGGTACAAACAGATCCCGGACGCAGTGCGCCAGATCGTTGGCGCCGGACACTTCAAGCAGAAGTCCGCATCGTTTTTCGCGGACGGGAGCTTGCGGCACGTTGCCCTGCTCGGAGCCGTGCCTCCGGCCATTGCCGGGCTGGGGCCGGTCCAGTTCGCGGCCGACAACGAACATTTCGAATACCAGTTTCAGGAGGACACCATGACTGTCGAAGAACTGCAAAAGCAGTTGGCAGAGGAAAAGAAGCTGCGCGAGGTCGCCGAGGGGCGGGCCACCACGGCCGAGGCCGAGGTCAAGCGCGTCGGCTCGGAATTTTCCGCGCAACAGGAAGCGCAGCGCAAGGCTGACCGGACCGCGAAGTTCAAGGACCTGGTCGCGGCCGGCAAGGCGTTGCCGACGGATGAGCCCCAGGTCGTCGAATTCGCCAAGGCTCTGGGCGACAGCGGGCAGGAGATCTGCTTCAGCGCGTCCGAAGGCAAGAAGGATTTGGAGGCCCATTTTTGGGACTTCATGGCCAGCCGTCCCAAGCACGGCCTGTTCGATGAATTTGCAGCCCCGGCTCAGGACAAGACCGTCGATTTCGGCAACCTGACCGCTCACGTCTAGGAGGACGCCATGCCCATCAATGGAAGACTGGGAACTTTTTCCTATGACGATGTCCGCGCACGCGGAGCAGGACATCATCCGGTCATCGTGACCGGAACCTTTGCCGCCGATCAGGGCACGTTGCCCCTGGGGTTGATTCTGGCCCGCGAAGCCGACGGCGACTACGCGGAATACGATCCCGAAGGCACCGCCCCGCTGGATACGCCCGTGGCCGTACTGGATGAAGATCTGGACACGACGACGGCCACGTCCGGCCTGGTCATCATCCACGGGTCCGTGCTGCAGCAGCATCTCAAAGTCGGCGCCACGGCCCAGGCCGCGCCCGACGCAACCGAACTCGCGGCCCTGCGCGCCGCGACCATCTACCCCGAATAAGGAGGCCTCTCATGTTTAACATTGCCAGTCTGTTCACCGTGGAATCCTTGATCCGCCGCCTTAAGCAGCTGCCGATCCTGAAGACCCCGGTCATGGACAGCGTTTTTGGGTATCGCCCGCAGCAGGGCCTGCCCGTCGTCGGCGCGGACCTGGTGCAAGACGTGGCCCGCGAGCTGCCCCTGGTCCGCCGGGGCGCGCCGTCCGTGCCCATGGCCACGAACAACGGATCGGTGGCCTTCTATGAGCCGTTGCCCGTGCGTCCGTCGGCCATGGTCACCGGTGTGGATCTGAACAACCTGAAAGTCATGGGGCATGAGGGCCGCGAAGCCTGGGCTCTGGGTCGGACCGAGATGTTGCGCCGTGCCTGCCACAAGACCACGGAGGCCATGTGCGCGGTGTCTTTGTCCGGCACGCTGAGCTGGCCCGTGCAGATCGAGGGCGGCGTGTTCGACACGTGGACCATTGAATTCGGCAGCCCACTGTCCGTGACACCGACCAAGCTCTTCAGCGCGGCCGACGCCAAGCTCAAGGACATCTTCTCTGTGCTGCAGGCCATGGAAGAGAAGCTCGAAGAAAAGGGCTATGGCTCGGTCAAAGAGATCTGGGCCGGCAAGACCGCCTACGAGGCCATCTTCGCCATTGCCGAGGCCAGCACATCCACGGCCAAGATCCGCGTGGAGTTGTCCGAACGGGGCGCCGACATTGGCGGGTACCTCGTCAAGCGCCGCGCCGAGACCTACCGCAGCCCGTCCACCGGCACGGCAACGGCCTGCCTGGACCTCAAAACCCTGCGCATGATCGCCACGGACGCCGGGCACACGCTGCCCTACTGCGCCCTGGACGATCTGGACGCCAACCTGCAGCCCCTGCCGTTCTTCGTGAAGCCCATCGAGCTGAAGGACCCGAGCGGCTACAAGCTGGTGGCCGAAAGCAAGCCCTTGCCGATCCCGAACATGGACGGCGTGTGTGACGCGGTGGTGGTCGCCTAGCCATGTACTCCACGATCGCCGATCTGCTGAAAATCCTGCCGACTGACGAGGTTTTGCAGCTGGCTGATGATGACGGCGCCGGGGCGGTCGAGGACCCGGTGGTCACGGCCGTGTTGGAATCGGCCATCGGCGATGCGGACAGCGAGATCGACACCTACGTCGGCACCGTGCGGGAGGTCCCTCTCTCGCCGGTGCCGACGATTATCGCCCGGCTCTCGACCAAATTGGCCGTGCATAATCTCTATTTGCGGCGGCACGGAGTGAATGAGCCGGAAGCCTGGCAGCGGGAGACAGTCCGCTGTCAGCGTCTGCTTGACGGTATCGCAGCCGGTCGGGTGGCATTGGGGCCGGAGGCCGGAGCGACGGCGGAGCCTGAGACTGGAGAGGTGTTGGTCTCGGCGCCGGATCGTATCTTCACCGCTGGCAAGTGGGAGAAGTTCTGATGTCTGGCGTGACCATTCAGATCGACACCCGTCCGGTGTTGGATTTGTTGCAACGGGTGGGCGCGAAGCTCGATGACATGACCCCGGTCATGCAGACCATCGGTGAGATTATTGTCAACCAGGTCGATGAGGCGTTCGAGTCCGGGAAGTCTCCGGCCGGTGTGGCCTGGAGGCCGTCGCGCCGGGCGTTGGAGACGGGGGACAAGACGCTGATCGACAAGAACACATTGCGTCTTTCGCTCGGCGTCAACGCCATCGCCGCCTCGGCTCGTGAAGTCGTGGTGGAGACCAATGTGCCATACGCCGCCATCCACCAGTTCGGCGGCGTGATCCGGCCCAAGACCAAAAAGGCCCTGGCCTTTGGTGGCATCGTGCGCAGCTCGGTGACCATGCCGGCCCGGCCGTTTCTACCGGATGATGACAGTCTGGACTGGGCCGAGATCCGGGCCACGCTGTGGGGGTATTTGCAATGAGCAGACAAGCCGCCGAGGACGCCATTCTCGCCCTGCTTTCGGCCGGGCTGGCGGCGACGGTCAAGGTGGGGTCAATGCCCCTGGGCCTGGATGAGGACAAGGCCTTGGCCTTCCAGGACGCGGCCGTGTGGGTCGTGTACGCGGGCGCCCAGTCTGGGCTGAACACGATGCTCGGCGCCCATGTTCAGCCCGAGAAATGGACCTGGGCCGTGTACCCGCTGGCCAAGCGCTACCGCGCCACCCTGGACCGGAAGCAGGCGGCCCTGGAATTGTTCGAGGACGTGCTCGGCATACTGACCGGCGCGACCATTCTGGATGCGCCGCTGACCAAGGGTCGGGACCAGATTGCTCCGGTCGCGCCTGGCAAAGGCGTGTTTGGTTACGAGATTCTTTTCACCCTGGATCAGGAGATCCGGAGGACATCATGAGCAAGAAAACAACGACCCCGGCCGCCATGGAGCCGCCCCTCCCCCAGACCGGGGGCAGTTACGTGCAAGATGCGGGCGGGTTGCGCCGGTCCGAGGACGCGCCCGGGCAGCCGGAGCAGGTGACCGAGACCACGGAGGAAAACACAGATGGCGAGTAGATATTTCCGCAACATGGTCATTCTGGCCAAGATAGAGACCACGGCGGGCACGTATTTGGCCCCGGCCGCCGCGACGGACGCCCTGCTGATCAGCGACGCGACCATTGGTTACGATGACAAGATCGTGGAGCGCGACCTGTTGCTGCCGTATTTCGGCGCGGCCGAACAGCTCATGGGCGACAGCCCGATCAATCTGGAATTCACGGTAGAGCTGGCCGGGTCCGGCACGGCCGGGACCGTCCCAGCCTGGGGAAAACTGCTGCGCGCCTGTGCCATGGCCGAAACGATCACGGCCGGGTCGTACGTGATCTATAACCCGATCACCAACAGCCAGGAGGCGATTTCGTTCCTGTACGCGGTTGACGGGGTGACGCACCGGGTCAAGGGCGCGCGGGGCACGGCGGTCATGTCCATCGCTCCCGGAGCCAAACCGGTCATCAAATTCGAGTTCGTGGGTCTCGAGCAGGCCGACCCCGAGGCCACGGCCAATCCGACCGACGTGGTCCTGACCGCCTGGAAGGCGCCCCTGCCCGTGGCGGCGGTCAATACCGGCGACATCGTGACGGGCTGCACCTACGCGACCGGGGCCGTGACCGGAGGCACCTCGCTGCCCAGCATCAGCGTGGATCTGGATCTGGGCGGATCGCCCGAGTTCATGGCGCTCATGGGTTCGGCAGAGGCGGATATAACGGCCCGCGAAATCAAGGCCACGGCCAAGATGCGCCTGGAAGCGGCCAGCGAGGTGACCATGTTCACGGACGCCAAGACCGTGACCACCAAGACCATGGCCTTCAAGCACGGGACCGGAGCGGGCAAGACCGTGCAGTTCTACGCGCCCGCCGCGCAGTTCGGACGGCCCAAGTACGAGAACGTCCAGGGCCGTCTGGCCGTGTCCGTGGACATGCGGCTGTGCCCCGTGTCCGGCAATGACGAGCTGCTGATCATCGTGAAATAACCGTAGGGGCAGACCTGCGTGTCTGCCCTTGCTTGCAAAAAGGAGCCCTCCCATGCCTCTGATCCTCGGACAGTCTAATTCGTTGTGGTATCCGGTCAAAGGGTCGCTGGTGGCCGAAGACGGCACATCGGCCCCCTATGAAATCCAGGTCCAGATCCCGCGCCTCTCGCGCGATACGTTGGAAAGCCTGCATCTGCAAAAAGACTCGTCGGCGCTGCTCCCGAAATCGGATGCCGCCATTGCCGGTGACCTGGTGATGGACTGGAGGGGGGTGACGGATCCGGAAGGCGCGGCCATCCCGTTCACGCCGGAAAATCTTGCTGCAGTCCTGCAGATATGTCCTATCGCGTCCGACGTCGTCGCTGCGATTTACGAGGCCCACAGCCCCGAGGGCCGCAGAAAAAACTGACCGGGGCCGTCCGGCATCTGCTGGAAGGTCCCGGAGACATGGAGCAGGCCAAGGCGGACGCCCTGGCCATGGGCGTGATCCTGATCATGCCGGACCCTGAGCCCTACGAGGTCTGGCCGGAGTGCGCGCAAAGCCTGGAGGTGTTTTTGTCCATGAACACGCAGTGGCGGGTGGAAGGCATGAGCGGAACGGTCATGGGTCTGGATTATCCGGCCCTGGCCACGGTGATGGACATGCTGGGCGTGGATGACAGGCGGCAGGCCTTCGCGGACTGCCGGGCCATGGAGGCGGAGGCGCTGAAGATCGATCGGGAGCGGGCTAGATGACCCCTTTCCAGGCGGTCAGAAATAGGGCCCCAAAAAGGGCCAAAAAGATCCAGGCCCCGGTGAACTGGCAGAGAAAAGCCCCCACGATCACGGCCCCTGTGTAGCAGAGCAACTGAAAGGCAAGGCGGAAAAGCATGAGCAATAACCTCGCGGTCAGAATCACGGGCGACATCGCGGACATCAAGGCCAAGATCGGGTCCGTGGAGTCTTCCTTACGCCAGTTCGGCGTCGAGGGGAAGCGTTCCGGGACCGCCGTGGCCGAGGGCATGACCAAGGCCAAGGGCGGCATCCGGTCCATTTCCGAGCAGCTGGACTCAATGCGTACCAACGCCATCGCCGCATTCAGCGTGTTCGCGCTGGCGAATCGCGCGCAGCGGATCGGGCAACTGGCTGACCAGATCCAGGGCGTCAACTCCCGCCTGCTCATCGCCGTCGGCTCCCAGGACGCATTCAACGCGGCCCAGGAACGGGCGTATGCGGTATCGGCCAAGACCGGCACCGGCTATGAATCGACGGCCACGCTGCTGTCCCGGCTTTCGCAGGTTGGCGCCGGGTACGGACTGACCCAGGAGCGCATCGCCACCACGACAGAGGTCACGGCCCGGGCGCTGCAACTGTCCGGGGCTGCCACGGCCGAATCCGCCGCCGTGGTCCGTCAGTTCTCCCAGGCCCTGGGATCCGGCGTGCTGCGCGGCGAAGAGTTCAACTCCATCATGGAAAACGGCCCGAGTCTGGCCAAGGCCCTGGCCGATGGCCTGGGACTGCCCATTGGCAAGCTCCGGGCACTGGCCGAGCAGGGGCTGTTAACCACGGACGTGGTCGTCGCGGCCCTGGAAAGCCAGGCCGGAGTGTTGGAAGCCCAGGCCGAGAATTACAAGCGCACCATGGGCCAGGCCGCAAGCCACGCGTCCGATGAATTCGGGCGCATGGTGGACGCGGCCAACCAGTGGACCGGGGCGGGTCAGAGCGTGGCCGCCACCTTCGACTACGTGGCCGAGTATATGCGCGAGATGCTGGGCGGCGTGGCCGTGGCGGCCGTGGGCGGGTTGACCGTGGCCATGGTCCGGGGCGGACAGGCCGCCGTGACCTGGGCGGCCCAGACTGTGGCCGCGCAGGCCGCCGCCACCGCGAGCACCATCCGGTTACATCAGGCCGTTGTGGCCGAGGCCGGGGCTGAGGTCATCGCCGCCGAACGGCGACTGGCCGCGCTCCCGGCCATGTTCCGGTCTGTGGCGGCGGAACAAGCCCTGACGGCGGCCCGGGCAAATCTGACCACGGCCACCACGGCCCTGAATACAGCCCAGGCCCAAGGCAGCATCGTGGCCCGTGGACTGACCGGCCTGCTCGGGTTTCTGGGCGGGCCGATCGGCCTCATCACCACGCTGTTGACGGCCGGGGCCACGGCCTGGATGATCTGGGGCAACAAGGCCGAAACAGCCGGGGACAAAGCCGAGTCCGCCGCAGAGCGCGGACACTCAGCCCTGGAGCGGTTGCGCAAGGCCCAATCCTTCGGAGAGGATGCCCTGGCCCCGTTCCGCGAGGAAGTAGCTGCGGCCGAGGCAGCCAGAAACGCGGTTGTCGCGTCCAAGGGTGACGCATGGAAGGTCAGCCGGTTGTGGAAAACAGACGACGCGGAGATCCGCGAGGCCGAGGCCGCTGTAAGTCTGGCCTACGCCCGTCTCAACGAGGCCGCACGCCTGGGCCGGCAGAAGCTGGAGGCCGGGGCCAGAACGACCGGATCCGCTTTGGGCGCCGAAATCCTGGGTAAATCGTTTAACCAGTGGCTGGATAAGTTCCGCGACAGGATCGACCCGCTCGGCGGCGCCCTCAAGGACCTGGCTGCCCAGGCCAAGGAAGCCGGAATCGCGGTGGACTCGGCGGAGTACAAGGCGGCCGAGGCCCTGATCCGCGAGAGCTTCAAGAAAAAAGGATCTGCGGCCGGAAAGTCTCTGGACCTCGACGATTACGGCAAGTCCGCGCTCTCTTCCATGTCGGCCCAGTCCCAGCGGGAATTGGACATCCTCAAGGCTCGCCTGGCCGGAGAAATGAGTATCGCCCAGCGCGGGTTCGAGGCCAACACAATCGGCCTGGAAGCCTATTACGCCGAGCGCAGGCGCATCATCACCGCCGAGTCCCAGGCCGAGATCGCGGCCCAGGAAGGGATCGCGGCCCAGGCCGAGGCCGAGAAGGCGCGCCTGGCGGCCCTGAACCCGGGCGGTAAGCGCGGTGCGGAACAGATTTCAGATCAGATCCGCCAATTGGACGAAAAAATTGCCGAGGCTGAAGGCCGCGCCCAGGTCCTGCGCATCCAGGCGGACACGGCCGTGGCCGATTTGGCGGCGGATCAGGCCAAGGCCGCCCGGGAGCGAGTGGACAAGGCCATGTCAGACGCCCAGGCCATCATCGCCGCCACCGAACAGTCCCTCCAGTCCCGCGTCATCACCGGCCTGGAAACGGAAGCCTCGGCCCGGGCAAAGCTCAAGTCAAGCATCGGCGAGCAGGCCCGGGCGCTGGAATCGGACCTGATCCCGCAGATCGAGCGGCTGATGCTCGCGGCCTCGAGTCCGTTGGCCCGGGCCGAGCTGCAGGCCATCCTGGATAAGATCCGCGAGATGAACGCGACCGCTCGGACCCAGACCTGGGCGGATGGGCTCAAGCAGGGCGTGGCCGATTACGGAGCCACGGCCAAGGACTCTTTTCAGACGGCCCGGGATGCCGCGACAGCCGCATTTCAGAGCGCAGAAGACGCGGTCATGCAATTCAACAAGACCGGCAAGGTCGAAATTGCCGACCTCGTGAACAGCGTCAATGCGGAAATTGGTCGATTGGCGTTTCGGAAAATGGCGGCCGAGATGTATGAATTCATGTCGGCGCTCATGACCTCGGCATCAGGAGGCGGTTCGTCAGACTGGCTCGGCACGGCTCTGAACTTCGGCGTATCCGCTATTTCCGGATTTTTTGGCGGCGGGTCGGCGGCGGCAGGCTCGGCCAGCGGTGGCTTCAACTACGCTGGTGAGCTGTCGAGCTTTTTTTCCAAAAACGCCAAGGGTAACGCATATCAGAGCCCATCGCTGTCCTCGTACTCAGGCGGGGTCTACAATTCCCCCCAGGTCTTCGCGTTCGCTCACGGGGCCGGAGTATTTAGCGAGGCCGGATGGGAGGGTATTTTCCCGTTGGGTCGGACTCGCTCAGGGGATCTTGGTGTCCGCGCCATCGGCGGATCGGCCGATGGTGAAACAAAGTCGCTCTTGCGCGAACTCATCTCTGTGACCCGCGCCCAGAAGGGAACCAAGGTCGTCAACGCCATCGGCAAGGGCGCCATCGCCAATGAGCTTTCCGGCTCCGAGGGTGAGCAGGTTGTTTTCAACCACATCCGGCGCAACCCGGCGGCAGTCCGCCGCATGCTGGGGATCAACTGATGCCCGGTGATTGGGTGGTCTGGTCCTGGAGGCCCCTGGTCGGAATGGCCGAAAGCCTGGAGTGGCTGACGGACATCATCGAAGCCCACGACGGCACCGAACAGCGTATCCGTGTACGGCAAGAACCGCGCCAGATCTTCGAGGCGTCCGTGCTGCTCAATGATCAGACAGAACTCTCCAAGCTCCGCGTGGCCATCGCCGCGTGGCAGCATCGGGAATGGGGCTGGCCGTGCTGGCATGAGGGCGTGACCCTGGGCGAGAGCCTGGGCTCTGGGGCCTGGGAAATACCGATTGATACGACATGCGGAGATTTCCGCCCTGGGGGGTACGCGATCATCCATGTTGATCCGACCCATTACGAGGTTGTGCAGATCGATTACGTGGATGAGTTTGCTCTGGGCCTCTATGATGCGACTACTATGGAGCACCCCGCAGGCGCGGCAGTGATGCCCTTGCGCATGGCCAGGATGGCCGCACAGGCCAGCCGTGACGATCACACCGTGCCCGCGTCACGCTATGGTGTGATCATGCAGGTGACGGACAACATCGAGCTGACGACAGAACCCGCAATCATGCAATATCTGGGCTATGACGTGCTGTCCGATCCGCTCCTGATGCCCGGCGAAACCATGCCCAGGCAGTTCGACCGGCCCATTGACGTTTTGGACCCAGGCCCCGGCGCATGGGCCACGGAATCCAGAACAGACTATCCGCGCATCACCACGGATCACCGTTGGGCCCTGCAAACTCCCGCCCAGGCCTGGGCCTTCCGTCGCTGGCTGCATCGTCGGGCTGGGATGTGCAATCCGGTTTGGATTCCGTCGCGGACCCATGATTTGGCTTTGGCCGCGCAACCTGACCCGATGGGTACGGTTCTGGTCATCCACGATGTCAACTACCGCAATGTGGGGTTGGGTGTCCCTGGCATGACGCATATCGCGGTGTTTTTTACGTCAGGGGCGATTATCTGTCGTCGGATAACAGATGCTGAGATTGGAGAGGGGGGCACGGAGGTGTTGACGATGGATGATTGCCTTGGTGATGCGCCTGTGGCGTGTGTGTCATTTTTGAATTTGCATCGATTCCATGCGGACAGGATCACGTTGACCTGGAACCGGGGCGGCCGTGTCACATGCCTCGCGTCCATGGTCACAGCCTGTCTTCCTGTGCCAGATGGCGATTATTACCCGGATGATTACCCGTCATGATCACTCGTAATTTCATTCAAACTGCGCCATCTTGGGACAAGCTGCCGCGTGAGATCAGGGCAAATATCGACCTGCTGCGTGAGATGAACCCAGGGTGGGCATACCGATTTTTGGACGATGTGGCGGCGCTGGAAATGATCGACGCTGCAGGGTTTGATGTTTCGGCCCTCAATACGCGCTACGGCGCCATGATCGGCGACCTGGCGAGGTATGCGGCCGTTTACGCCTGGGGCGGCGTGTACCTCGACATCAAGTCCACATGCTCGCGGCCATTCGACGACGCTGTCAGGGATGATGTGCTGGTTGCTGTCTGGCCTCAACCAGTCCCGCGATCCGCCTCGCGCGGGGTCACGGCCATGCCCAAGGGAGAACTGGTTCAATGGTTTTTTTATGCCCGCCCCAAGCATGATTTTCTAGCCATGGTCCTGGCCAAGGTCCAGCGTAGGCTGGCTGCGTATAAGCCACAGACGTACGGGGTCGGCAAGCCAGGCGTCCTGTTCACGACCGGGCCAATACCATTTACAGAGGCTGGATTGCGTTGCGGGCTGTATGATGCGGCTCGTCCTGTAACTGATTATGGGCTGCGGTACAGCATTTATGCTACCATGAATGGGCACTTCGCGTCATGTGGGACGCATTATTCAAGAATCAACGAGCCGCTGACTCGTAATAGAGCCGGGGGTATTTGCCTATGAGCTCGTATTCGGATTTTGAATATTCCGCGCATGAAGGCCGCCCGGTCGAACTGTATAGATTTGCCCATGGCGGAGATGTGTGGGCCTACTCCAACGGCCCGGGAGCCGAATACAATGACGAAACCTATCTCGCGTTCGCCATAGGCCGCGACGGCCTGGAGCAGTCTGCCGAGATACACCGGTCAGACCTTACCGTGTCCGTGCCCAGGTCATCGCCTATTTCCATGCTCTACCTAGTTGGAAATCCTGAATCTGTCGTGTCGGTGACTGTGTACCGGCAACACATCGGCGCGGCAGGGACCATGGTCTATTGGCGCGGGCGTGTGACAGGCGCGACATGGGATGGCGCCAGTTGCAAACTGACATGCGAGAACATTTTCACGAGTCTCAGGCGTCCTGGACTGCGGGCGAGGTATCAACGGATGTGTCGTCACGCCCTCTATAGACATGGATGCGGCGTGGACATGGCATCTCACGCGGTAGGCGGGACGGTCAGTGCGGTTGATTCAAGAACAACCGTGCTGACAATCCCAGAGGCCGCAGCTCTGCCGGATGGATGGTTCACCGGAGGCATGCTGACGACACCCACGGGCGGCTGGCTATTCGTGGTCGGGCATGAGGGCAGTGTCGTGACCGTTCAGCATCCGTGTCGTCTGGGGGTATCGGACGGGGTGACGCTGTACCCTGGTTGCGACAGGTCTAGAGAAACGTGCGCCGCAAAGTTCGGCAATATCCTGAATTTTGGCGGGTATCCGTGGATTCCGCAACGAAATCCTTTTGATGGCCGGTCGATTGTGTAGGGGGTTGTATGTGGGTGCAAATTGCGTTGTTTGTCGCGTCCCTGGTCATCTCGTACCTGACGGCACCAAAGGTCAAATACGACAAGCCTAAGCCGGGCGATGTGGAGGTTGGTGCCGTGGCCTCTGCGGGCGGTGAAATCCCGGTGTTGTTCGGCACTCGTGAAATCACTGGGCAAAACGTGGTCTGGTACGGCGATATCAAGACCGTGGCCATAAAAAAGAAAGGGGGTAAGAAGTGATGCCATGCACAAAATTTACCATGCGGCATATACGTCAGGCCAGGATCTGTGCACGCGGCGCTCGGGCGTTCTTTTTACAGCATGGGCTGGACTGGAATAAATTCCTACGCGAAGGCCTCCCAGTGGCGCAGCTCGACGCCATTGACGACGTGCGCGCATCCCAGATGGCGGCTGCTGTGCGAGCGGATTGTGCACTATGAGTGGCGGGGGCAGCAAATCCCAAACCGTGGGATACAGGTATTATGCGGGAATGCATATGGCCTTATGCCATGGTCCGGCGGACAAGCTGATCCGTATTCGGGTCGGCGATAAAGACGCTTGGGTAGGTGCGGCAACGGGGGGCGGCTTGGACATTGACGCTCCCGACCTCTTTGGCGGGGATAGGCGAGAGGGCGGCATTTCTGGGACAGTGGATATTGAAATGGGTGCGCCCGGCCAGCTCCAAAACAGCTATCTGGCCTCCAAGCTCGGAACGGAGTTATTGCCTGCATTTCGCGGAGTTGTTTGCGCGGTATTGCGGCAGGTCTACATGGGACTCAATCCATACTTAAAAGATTGGGCGTGGTTGATGCAGCGGGTGTACACCAGTTCAGAAGGTGTGGGTCAATGGTACAGTGGAGTCGCTGGAGTAGGGTCGTATGCCGTCACAAAGGGAGAGGACACCTCATTTGAACAGACGGTGTTCGTCTTGGAACCAAATGCGTGGGGTTGGTATTTTGAATTTGACCCCAATTCTAGTAAAACATCGGCCGATATCCCTGGATATGGGACTGACGCCGCGCCGTTTGTAGATAGATATCCCCCAGACCCAACCCAGCCCTGGAATCCAGCCTATATGCCTGGTGGTAAGATTTTTGAATCCGGAAACGGCACCAGACATACGTTTATTGTCGAACAGCCTGCACCCGGTCAATATTGGACATCAAAAGAGTTCACGCTGGCAGACATGAGCCCTGTTTATTTTGACTTTCGGTCGAATGCGGACACGGCATTCTTCATAAATGATGTGCCATGGGGGGAGGTTACGGGCGGTGGTAATTCGTTCGTCCCCCAGACAGACACAATAAAATTTACATTCCGGCACGAATCTTATGTTATTGGGTCAACAAATTTTTACAACAACGCTGCAGCTTGGCAGGTGTTGACGTCGTCCACGTCTTCGTCAACCGGAAGTTTTTGTGATATGAATCCAGCGCATATCGTCCGTGAAGCGTTAACGGATAGTGAATGGGGGATGGGCTATTCTGTGGACGATGTTGATGACGACTCTTTTGTTTCCGCCGCCGACACGCTCTTTGATGAGGGGATGGGCATATCCATTTTGTGGCATCAGCAATCGAGTATTGAGGACTTTGTTAGCGACATCCTACGTCATATTGACGCGTCGTTGTCCGTGGATAGGTCCTCTGGGAAGTTTAAGCTCAAACTCATTCGGGCAGATTACGATGTCGAAGACTTATTGGTATTGGATCAAAGCAATATCGTGCGCGTCGAGCAGTGCGCTCGTCAGACTATGGCCGAATTATCAAACGAGATAACAGTCACCTACAATAGCAATGAAACGGGCCAAAACGAAACAGTGACCCTGCAAGATCTGGCCGCGATCCAGCAGCAGGGAGTGATTATCGGCGCGACGGTTGAGTACCCCGGATTTGCCAACGCGACCATCGCGGCCAAGGTGGCTGAACGCGACTTGCGCTCACTGTCTTTCCCGCGTGTATCCTGTGTGATCTATGCCCAGCGAGTGGCGGCAGCGCTCGAAATTGGGGATTGTTTTGTTTGGAACTGGAACGAGGTCACGGACGCTGGCGAGATTGTTGCCTCGTCATATGTCATGAGGGCCACGGAAATTGCGTTCGGCGATGGTGTGGAAAACACGGTGCGCATTACGTGTACCCAGGATGTTTTTGACCTGCCACAAATCACGTATATGTCCGATCCAGGAATGTTGTGGGAAGACCCCGTGTCCTCGCCAACTGCCGCCACGACTCGGCTCGTCACGGAAGCGCCATATTACGAGCTTGCCCGGCAGCGTGGAGATATGGCCGCCACAAGTATTTTGACTGAGAATCCAGACGCTGGCTTTGTGATGGTCGCTGCGGCGGCTCCTAGCGCGGCGACCATCAATGCTGTGATCCAAATTGACGCAGGGGTTGGGTATGCAGACGGAGGCGCACTGGATTTCTGCCCGGGCGGGGTGTTGGCAGCATCGTTAAGCAGGCTCGGTACGACCTTGACGCTGTCCAGCAGTATGGATCTGGATGACGTGGCAATTGGACAGCTGGCACAAATTGACAGCGAACTCGTCGAAATTTCAAACGTTAGCGGCATGACTGTAAATATCCGTCGCGGGATGCTGGACACGGTGCCAGTCCAGCACGAGGCCGGCGCAGTGTTGGTGATTTGGGATGTTTTTGGGGCCAGCGACGAGGTTGAGTATGTGTCCAGTGACGTGATTGCAGTCAAAATCATCCCAGTCACTGGTCGTGGAGAATTGCCCCTTGCCCAGGCCCCGGTGGATTTTGTGACGATGGCTAGCCGGGCAATCCGCCCGCACCGCCCGGCAGGTCTAGCCGTCAACGCTGATTTGGACCCGGTTTGGAATGAGCAGGTCGCAATACCGGCTACGATCACCTGGGCACACCGCAACCGTATCCAGGAAACTGGCGGGACGCGCCTCGGTTGGGATGATGGTAGCATTACGCTGGAAGCTGGTGTGGAGTATCGGTTTCTGGTCGAGGAGTTGAACCCGTCTGGGGCTGTGATTGGAATCGCAATTGATGAGCAGCTAACCGGGACTAGCCGCGTCATTGAAGATCCCGACTTTGGGGCTGATGCCTACTTGCTGCGAGTCACGGTCACAGCCCAGCGCGACGGCTACGACTGCTGGCAGTCCCCTTCGATCATGTTTGGGGCGCGGATACTGGAAGCGTTTGACGACCAGGGCGCGACAACCGCAGACACCACAACAGGCGGGAACGTACTGGGAAATGATCGGAGGGTAACCGCCACCGTCGTATCAGAGGTCAACGGTGTGGTCGGTAATATCGGAGTTGCTGTTAATGGCAGCGACGGCGGCGTGTTTGTGATTGGCGCGGATGGCACATGGACATTTGACCCTGACGGAAATTTTGACGCTCTGACCGGAACCGACACCATGGACACAGCCGTGATTTATACCAGTGATGACGGCGAAACCACGGACACGGCCACGTTAACTGTGACGGTCAGCGCGGCGGTCTAGGCTTCTGTGTGATGAAAAAGAGGAGCAGGCAGAGGCGTTCCCGCGCCTCCACTGGCCCGGTGTTGACGCACCGGTCCACGGCCGAAGCCGCCGCCCCCCAAGCCTACCGCAATTGACATTCCGGCAGGTAGGTTCGGGTAGCACGGCTGAAGCGTAACCGCAACGGAAGGATAATGAAAAGTCCACTGTCAGGATGGATCGGAGGCAAGTCACAGCTCGCGAAGCGCATCATCGCGCGGATCCCGGAACATGGTTGTTACGTGGAGGCGTTCGCGGGCGGGGCTTGGGTCTTGTTTCGCAAGCCCGAATCCGAGGTCGAGGTGATCAATGACTTGAACCGCGAGGTGGTCACGCTCTACCGGGTTGTCCAGCATCATCTGGAAGAGTTCATCCGCTACTTCAAATGGATGCTGGTCAGCCGAGACGAGTTTGATCGGATGAAGCGGGTGGAACCAGAGACGCTGACGGATGTGCAGCGCGCTGCCAGGTTCTTCTATTTGCAGAAGTGTTGTTTTGGTGGCCGCATTGTAAACCCGAGCTTCGGCACCGCCGTGACCCGGCCGCCGAAGTTGAACCTCTTGCGTATCGAGGAGGATCTGTCCGGCGCGCATCTGCGCCTGTCGCGGGCCTATGTGGAGTGCCTGCCATACGACCAGGTCATCGCCAAATATGACCGCCCGGAGACGTTCTTCTTTGTGGATCCACCTTACTGGGGTTGCGAGGATTATTACGGCAAGGAGATGTTCAGCCGCGACGACTTCGCCCGACTGCGGGAAATCCTGGCTGGTGTGCGGGGCAAGTTTTTGTTGACGCTGAATGATGTCCCGGAGGTGCGCGACATCTTCCGCGATTTTAAGATTGAAAGCGAAAATCTGACGTACACGGTCGGTAAAGGCGTGAAGCCTGCCAAGGAAGTGTTTATCACGAATTATTGATCTGTAACACTTTGATTTTGCACTATTAACTTGACTCTCTTTCCACGTGGAGCAATGGTTTGATCACCAAAACGCGGGAGGCCAAATGTTCAAGTTTTCAAAGCAGCAGATCGCACAAGACTTCGCAGACCGAGCCGTCAAGGCGATGATGATCATCCTCGGTGACGACATGAAATTCTGGGTTGTCACCATGGCCGAAGGCGAGCACCTGATCCGCTCCGGATACGAGGCAATCTGACCTGGTCGGATCGGACAAAAGCGACACGACAAACGGGCCGAAATTGGCCCGTTTTTTTATGGCTCGCTCTGATCACTTTTTCACGATAAATGAGAATTTTTCCCGTCTGAGCAATTCTCATCTTCCGTGCAAAAAATTCTCAACTATCGCGACCGCTCACACAAGGCCAATCTAGGGGCGCCGTCGAAAGGATTCCGGTGCATGACCCCGCACCTTCCCATACGAAAAACGGGCAGTTAGAATGTGAGTCTAACTGCCCGATATTTCTGGTGGAGATGAGGAGGATCGAACTCCTGGCCTCCGCATTGCGAACGCGGCGCTCTCCCAGCTGAGCTACATCCCCAGATGTGGGAAGCCTGATAGGGGGTCCGGGGCCGGATGTCAACAACAGGCTCCCTGGTGACCGCCTGATTTCTGAAAAAGATTTTCAGATCGGATAGTTGTGCAAGATCTGGCCGGTCGGCACCGGGGCCTTGTCCTGGTACACGTTCCAATAAGTCTGCTTGGCCAGGCCCAGGGCGTGGTACATGAGGTGCTCGGTCTGGGCGCGCAGTTCGCCGCAGGGAGCATTGTCCTCGTCGACCAGGATCAGACGCTGACAACGGTTCAGGATACCCGCCGTGCCGATGGATGCGATGGAGGCGATCTCGCCTGCCTCGGCCCGGGCCATGAATTCGCCGTAGGTGATGTCCCGCTCCTCGATGGCCACGCCTTCCTCGTGCAGAATGGCGCAGATGCCCTGGATGGTCACCGAGGGCAGGATGAGAGGGCTGTCCGGGATCCTGATCACGGAGCCATTCGTCAGGGCGATGAGACAGCAGGAGGAGTCCCACTCCGTGATGCGCCGGTCACGCAGGGGCAAATCCAGGCGGTCGTCCAGAAAGAGGGCCGAGCTGGCTTCGGGCAGGATGCTGCGGGCCTCGTCCACGGCCTTGACGCTCAAGAGGTAGTTGACGCCCAGTTTCAGGTTGCCCGTACCGTTGGCGCCCACGGCCCGAACCAGGTTGGGCACGACCACTCCGCTGAAGGGTTCACCCATGTACTCGTCGTAGGTGCAGGTGACCATGCGGATGGACGGACTCTCCGGAAAGGTCACGCCGATGGACATGGACTCGTCCACGGTGAAAGGCCGCAAATAGCCCTGGCCCCCCGATTCTCCCATCTTCTCTACGAACTCGCGCATTTCCGGTCCGCGCAGATAGTGCAGGATGAGGGCCTCCAGCTCTTCCGTGCTGGGCACCATGGGCTGCTGGCTGGCGCCCAGATTGAAGGCGATGGAACGGCGGAAGCGTTGCAGGTTTTTGTCCAGGTTCAGGAACTGGATGTGCAGGCCGCCGTCCTCGGCCGGACCGATGAAATAGCGGATGCCCTCGAAGGCCAGGCAGAGTCCGTAGTGGATGGAGCGGGACACGGCCGGAACCTTGTCGGCCATGGGGACCATGGTGAAGGACTTGTCGCGGAGCAGATATCGGGCCTGGAAATCAGCCCATTTGGTGCCTTTGAAACCGGCCATGAAACCTCCCGTGAGGTGTGGGGTTGGTGGGTAGTGGTG